GGCGAGTATCTCGACTTTGAAATCGGTCATTTCTCTACGGGTTTGAAGTTTCGGTTTACAAACTTTTCGACTGCCGTTGCGAGTTCATCTCCGAAGGATGCCACCACGCGCTCCGAGTTCTCGGTGTACGCCTGCTCCAGGTAGGGCGTAGGACGAATGCCCTTGACGCTCTTAACAAAGATCTTCTCGCCAGAAGCATTCTCGAAGACGAGAGTCTTGCCCTTCTTGCGTGGCACACGCGGGTTGGCTGTTCCTTCGTGGATAAACTTGCCGTAGTATTGGTTGATCGCGCCCTTCTTCTTGGTCTTCTCGAAGACGGGTTTTACTGCTATCGACACCTCGGACTTAGGAGCACTGCGGTCGCGGAAGCGCACGATGCGCAGCTGGCGTTTTAACCTACCTGACCTTACGGGTACTTTGCTCTTTGCGCCCTGCAGCATCGGCTTTGCCGAGGAGCGCAGTGCTGCCAGGAGCATACGCTTCTGCATATTGTTGGGCAGCTGATCCAGCAGTGCCTTCGCCTCGCGGTAGCCTTTAACCTCAATCTTCAGCATCGGTTTTGGTAGTTTTAAGGTGTAGCCGCCATCTGCGTCCCTCCTCGTGTATGGAGGTTATCTTGCGGAGCGACTCCCCGTCCTTGACGACCATTCCCGCCAGCAAGCCTGCACGATAGCGTATGGTGTAGACCACCTCGTTCTCGTGGACGATGCGACCCGCATAGAGATTCTCCCTGCCGCCCGCCTCGGTGCGCTGGGCGTAGCATATAGCCACCCTCTGCAACTCCTTCGTGCGGTCGTTGTAGGCATCGCGCACCTCGCGGTACTCGTGTATCTCTATGCGGTGGTTAAACATCGTTTTCGTTACTATAAGGGTGAACACGCCAAGGTTGGAGGAGCTTCTCGGCTGTGAGTGGCAGCTGCGCCACCGAGCGACCAACAACTACATCGGCTTCGTTGTCAAAAAGAGTCCCCAGGATCAGAAGAATCGCTGCTCGAATGGACGCAGGGAGGTTTTCCTCAGAGTAACCCTCTGTGAGCTTCCGATTCGTATAGTCTTCGGCAATAGCGAAAGCCATCTCCAGATACTGCTCGATAAGCGTATCGAGCGAGGTATCATCTCCAATGCGGAGGTGCGCCTTTGCGAGTTCTAATGAAATGGGGACTGACATAGTTTGCGATTGAATTTGCGGTTACTACTAATTGGCAGCGTGTACGAGCTTCTTGACGGGGTTTGTGCCTGCATCCAGGAGCATACCATCCACGCGGGCGAAGCCCAACAGACCGATGGCGAGGTACTCTGCCAGGAGCTCGTTGAGACGCTTCACGCGGAAGGACTTGACCATACGGATCTTGTACTTCTTCAGATCGCCAAAGAGCACCGAGGCGTTGCCTGCGCCAATGTCCGCCATGTCATCGTTGACGATGTACGGCTTACCAAAGAGCGTTGCAGGCAGACCATCGCGCGTACCCTCCTGCCAGATGAAGCGACCAGTGAGGTCTTTGACACGCATCAGTTCGTAGAGCGTATTGCGGTTGAACATGAACTTGCCGTTACGAGCGTATGCCGCATCCACCGACTTCATCAAATCGATGATGTTGTCAAGAGTGATGGCATTCGCGGCAGCCTTATCTGCACACGCAGTGGCGCAGGTGACGATGCCCTTGGGCTGTCCCGTTCCCGTACCGAGTGTGAGGTGCTCGTTGATACCTCTGCCGAAGGACTCGCTCATGAGGTTGGTCAGCACCGCATCGAGGTTGAAGGCAGAGTCCTGCATCAACTCCTCCGAGATAGGGATGGTCGGTGTACGATAGGTGTGAGCCTTGAGCGTTACCGAGCCGAAGGTCGGAGTTCTGCGCGTGTTCTGCGTGTACTCGGCTACGATGACAGCCTTGGCATCGGTGTCGTTGATAGTCGGAAGCGTGAGGTCGCCACCGCGTGAGGTGTGGAACAGCTCGCCCGCCTCGAACATACCTCCGTAGGTCTTCAACGCTACCTCGATGCTCGAAGCCAGCTCGGTAGGGATAAGCACACCTGCCGACAAGCCTGCGAGTTTGTCACGCTGGGCGATGATGGCGCGGCTCTCTGTGGAGATGCCATTTGCACCATTGAGGATGTAGTCGTTGAATGCCGAGCGATACTCCGCCTGCTCACGCTCCTCGTTTTTGCTGTTTTCGGGGCGCACCTGCTGGTAGCGTTCCTCTGCCTGCTTGCGCTGGATGTCCACGAAACGCTCCTCCGCCTCGACCGCCTCGTCAGCCTGGTCGTAGTCGGCAAGCATCTTGTCCCATCGTTGCTGCTCTTCGGCAGTAAACTCTCTGCCGTCACACTCCTGACGCATCTGCTCCAGAGCCTTGTAAGCAGAAGCGCGTTTCTCCTTTAATGCTTTAAGTTTTCCCATAGGTTATTGGTTTTTAAGTTTGAGTTGTTGGGTTAGTCTTGCTCGTGATGCTGGATGAACTTTTGCGGCACCCTCACGAGCCACTTGGCTGTCGGCAGGATCACTCTGCGGAGTGTCCACTGCCACGCCCTGCGTAGAGTCTGGATGATCTTCTTCATGGTGTTGGGTATTTAGGTATTGCTGTTTGCGCTCTTCGAGGTGGCGGAGACCAGCTTCGGTGTCGTTATAGGCGGGATAGACCACCAGCGACACATCGTAGAGTTTGTCAATCTTGCGGATGGTGCGCTCATCGTACTCCAGCTTATTCTGCTTGTCAGCATATCGCCACTCGTCCTCCTCGACCGTAAATTTGAAGGAGCACTTCGAGATGTCGCCCCTGCGTACCAACTCCACCATGTCGTTGCCAAGGGAGGTTGCGGGAGCCTCGAACTCGAAGCGTAGCCCCTCCTCATCGGTCGAGAGTGTGAGTGTTCCGCTGGTGGTGCGGGCAAGGATAGAGTCGATGTTGTGGTTGAAGCACATAATCACATCCGTAACATCGCACTCGGAGAAGGCATCGCGGTCTATCTTCTCACGAAACCAGCCCATGATAGGCTCTGACCAACGCTCGAACTTGGCAGCATAGCCGACAATCGTTCTGCTCTCGGAGGCTTGACGGCTCTCGACTTTGAGGTCGCTGATGTTGCAGCGTACCTCTATCTGGTTACTCTTTTTCGTCTTTGTCATCTTCATCTTGGGTGTTAGGTGTTGGTGCTATGGCGGGCGTGGCGGGTGCTGTGGCGGGCGGGTTGAGAGCCACCTTGACGGACTGCATATTTGCCTGCACGAAATACTCATCGCCACCCTCATAGGCGTTCATATCCTCCAGGGCGCGTATCTCGTTGGCTGACATCGAGCCTATCAAGTTCATGTTCTTGTAGTATTCCGAGCGGGTCTTGGCATCGCCACGCAGTAGACCATTGAGCGAGAAGAGGAAGTAGAACTCCTCGAACTCATCCTCGCGGAGCAGCTTACGATTGAACTCCTCCTCCAGGCGCACGATGTAGGGCATAAGGCAGTACTGCACGAACTCCATACCCTGGTGCTCGATGTTATTATTGGTGGCGCGTTCCAGGTCTGCGATCATATGCGGAGGCACTCCGTAGATGGTGGCGATCTCCGTCTTCTGGAACTTGCGCGTAGCGATGAACTGCGCGTCTTCGGGTGGAATGGATATGCGTTCATAGGTCATGCCGCCCTCCAACAGCAGTGGCGTGTGGGCATTGTGCAGACCCGTAGATTGAGCGATGAGATCACGCTTTAAGCGTTGGTAGGCTTCGGGTTTTAGTGTCGATGGGTATTTGAACACTCCCGACATATTGCCACCCTGGTTGAAGAAGCGTTCTCCGTACTCTTGTGCCGATACGGTCAGCGAGAGATTCTCGCGGTGTACCGCAATGGGACTCTTACCTTTGTATCCGTTTGTAGATAACCCTCGCAAGTGTATGACATCCTCCGTACCGAGGAGTTCGCCAGAGTCCAGGCGGTAGAATAGCTCCTCATCCTCGCTGAGGACGGGCTCAACCTCATATGGATAGAGCAGCTGCAAGCGCACTGGGCGGTAGAGCCTATCGCGGTGGATGCGCACATAGCCATTGCCCCAAAGTGTACACGACACCATAAGGTGGTGCAGCAGGGCAAAGCGACCGATGTAGGAGT